TAACGCTGAAAACGTCTCTAAATGGCTCACAGAGGTTGCCGAAGGAAGTGTCGAGAAAGAACTGAAAGCAGACCCTAAAGCTGCTTTGACACTTCTGGCTCAAATGGCTGAATACGCTACTCCAAAACTCAATCGCACTGAGGTAACTGGAGATGGTGGTGGGCCAGTTGAAGTTACTGGTATCACGATCAATCTGAAAAAGCCTAATGAATCTTGAACTAGATTTCCCTGAAAAACTGGGATTCTTGTTTGAGCCTCATCGTTACAAGATCCTCTACGGTGGTAGGGGGTCTGGTAAGTCTTGGGCTGCTGCAAGAGCTTTGATTGCTTTGGCTGTTCAAAAGCCTACTAGGGTTCTATGCGCTCGTGAGCTTCAGAACTCGATCTCAGACTCTGTTATTGCTTTGCTGTCAGACCAGATCAATGCAATGGGTCTTGAATCGTTCTTTGATGTCCAGCGTACTGCTATCTACGGAAAGAATGGTTCTGAGTTCAGTTTTGCAGGTCTAAAACACAATGTCACATCGATCAAGTCGTTTGAGGGTGTTGACATTTGCTGGATCGAAGAAGGTCAAGCGGTGTCTAAGGTGTCTTGGGAAACTCTTATTCCTACGATTCGCAAGCCTGGTTCTGAGATTTGGGTGACGTTTAACCCTGATTTGGATACAGACGAGACTTACAAGCGGTTTGTTGTCAATCCTCCACCAAGCGCAAAGGTTGCCAAAGTTAACTGGTCTGACAATCCTTGGTTTCCTGATGTTCTAAAAGAGGAACTGGAAGACCTGAAGGCTAAGAACATGGATTCTTACCTGAACGTCTGGGAAGGACATACCCGCCAGATGCTTGACGGTGCTGTGTATGCTAACGAACTGCGCAAGGCTCAGGAAGACAACCGCATTCGTGAGCTGATTATCGACAAGTCAATCCCTGTCCAAACTTTCTGGGACTTGGGATGGGCGGATATGACTTCAATCTGGTTCGTCCAGGTTATTGCTGGCGGTGAAGTTCGGGTGATTGATTTCTACCAAAACTGCCAGAAAACCATTGACCACTACGCTCAAGTATTACAGGACAAGGGGTATATCTACAAGGATTGGTGGCTCCCTCACGATGCTGAGAACAAGAATATGACTGGTAAATCGGTCAAGGATATTCTTGAAGGCATGGGTAAACCAGTCAGAATCACGCCTAAATTGTCCATTGCTGACGGTATTAACGCAGCTCGGACATTATTGGGACGATGCTTTATTGACGCTACAAAATGCGCTGATGGGCTTCAAAACCTGCGGCATTATCGGTATGACGTTGACCCTAATACCAAGATGTTCAGCAATAAACCACTTCACGATCAGCACTCACACGCTGCTGATGCATGGCGCTATGTGGCCGTTGGATTGGATGAAAACACTGGTTCATGGGGCAAATCTATCAACAAACCAGCAAAATGGGTGGTCTAAATGTTCATGATGAAACAAGGCGATATTACAAACGCCAAACGGGTTAATGATCTTGAAAAGCGTATTGAAATGCTTGAAAATGTGGTAAAGGCATTACAATTGCCAGAACGCCCAAAGGTCGGGCGACCTCCAAAGGTATCACATGAGTCAGAACCTAAAAGCGATTCTCCAAGCTGAAATCGACAACTCTATCGGCTTTATTGAAAGCGAAACGGTAGAGCAACGAAAGCAAGCCCTTCAAGCATACTTGCGTCAACCTTACGGAAACGAGGTAGAAGGCAAGTCTTCAATCGTTACTGGTGAAGTTGCCGAGGCCATTGATGGTGCAATGCCGCCTTTGATGCGAATCTTTACTGGTTCTGACCAGATAGTATTGGCTAACCCAAGCGGCCCAGGTGATGAGGCTGGCGCTAAACAGGTCACCGATTACCTGAATTACATCTTTCTGGAAGACAACCAAGGCGTGATCTTGATGCACGACTGGTTTAAAGATGCTTTGATGCAAAAGAATGGCATCGTTAAAGCATACTGGGAAGATAAAGAAGACGTTACCAAAGAGGTCTACCAAGGTCTGTCTGATGATGAGCTGGCCTTGATGATGCAAGACAAGGACTTGGAGATTGTCGAGCAAGACACACAAGAATTTCCCGTTGTTGATCCGATGGGTATGCCTGTCATGAATCAAGACGGTTCACCTGCTACTTATGGCATCCATGATGTCAAAGTCAGCAAGAAGGTGAAATCTGGCAAGGTGACTATTGAGAACGTTCCTCCAGAGGAGTTCTTGATCTCCAAGAAGGGCGTGAAGATTGAATCAGCGCCTTTTGTTGCTCACCGTCAGATGATTACTCGCAGCGACTTGATCGCTATGGGTTTTGATGAAGACACAGTGAACAGCTTGCCTTCTGGTGATGCTTTGGCCTATACGCCTGAGCGCGTAACACGTTACAGCCGTGGCGAGCAGCCTGAAGATACTCAATCCGAAGACAAGGCAATGCAAGAGGTTGAAGTCTTTGAGTGCTATATCCGCACTGATGAAGACGGTGATGGCATCGCTGAACTGCGCCAAGTGTTCTATGCTGGCAATGAGATTCTGAGCAACGAAGAAGCGGACTATGTGCCTTTCTACTCTGTTTGCCCAATCCCAATTCCTCACAAGTTCTTTGGCAACTCACTGGCAGACCGCACTGTTGACCTGCAACTGATTAAAACCACTGTGACTCGTCAGATGTTGGATAACCTGTATCTGACAAACAATGCACGTGTGGTGGCTGTTGAAGGCCAGGTTAACTTGGATGACCTGCTGACCTCTACCGCTGGCGGTGTGATTCGTGCCAAGTCCCCAGGCGCTGTTACTCAGTTGAACGTGCAGAACGTTGCTCAACAGTCGTTCCCCATGCTGGAATACTTGGATCGAGTCCAATCAAAGCGCACTGGTGTGACTGATGCAAGCCAAGGTCTTGATGCCTCTATCCTGCAAAACGTGACTGCTGCTGCTGTCGCATCTATGCAGCAAGCTGGCGCTGGCAAGATCGAGATGATTGCCCGTATCTTTGCTGATACTGGTGTTCGTGACTTGTTCTATGGCATCTTGCACTTGGTCACTAAGTACCAACAGAAAGAGCGAATCATTCGCCTGCGTGGTCAGTTTGTAGCTATTGACCCACGTACTTGGGCTAACAAATATGACCTGACCGTGAATGTCGGTTTGGGCAATGGCAACCGCGACCAACAGATGGCGATGTTGCAAATGGTCTTGGCTAAACAAGAGCAAATGTTGGCTCAGTTCGGCCCTGCAAACCCATTGGTGTCCTTGGGCCAATATCGTTCGTCCTTGGGCCGTATGGTTGAAGCTGCTGGCTTTAAAGACTCTGCTGAGTTCTTCAAGCCTATCAGCCCAGAACAAGACCAGCAGTTGTCTAACCCACCTCAGCAACCGCCTCAGATGCCTCCAGAAGTGCAAGCTTTGATGCAAAAGACTCAGGCTGATATTCAGGCTCAACAGGCTAAATTCCAAGCTGATATGCAAATGCAACAAGCAAAGATGCAAGCTGATTTGGAATTTGAACGCCAGAAAGCCGCATTGGAATTGCAACTTCAACGTGAGAAAGCCGCTGCTGAACTTCAGATAATGCGCGAGAAAGAAGCCTCAAAACTTCAGCTTGAGCGTGAGAAGATGAATATGCACTTTGCAATGAAAGAGCAAGAATTCCAAGCTGAGGCACAACTTAAAGCAATGAAAGTTGGTGCTGGCATTACTTCTAATGTCGAAATTCCAGGTTAAGGCGGATCATTATGGCTGTACAGCAATTTAATCCACTAGTAGGTGATATTAATGCATTGAGGGATGTCGATCCAATGCAAGCGCGTCTTATCCTCGTAAATAGAGGGAAATGGATGTCAACAATAACTTCTGGATTTTTCAACACAAAAGAAGAAGCAGAAGCCGCTGATGCTAAGGCAGTTGAACAACAAAAAATTGCAGCTCAAAAGCAACAAAGTATTGATTCTTTAAAACAACAAATCCTTGGGCAAGGCACAGCATCAAAATGG